CTTTTGTTAGGCTATTGGCTTATGATGGGGCAAATGAATTTAGTTTGAATGTTGTTTCTCAAATAAACACATCTACTTGGACTAAAGTTTCTTTAACTTTTACAGCGACAAACACTTCAGGTTCTGGGCAAGTTCAAATAGCAAGAGATTTACCTGATGGAGAGTCTTTGTATTTTTGGGGCGCACAATTAGAACAACAATCCTACGCAACTTCGTATATCCCAACATCGGGAACTACAGTTACACGTAACCAAGAAACTTGTATAAACGCAACACCAGAGATAAACAGCGAGGAAGGTGTATTGTATGCAGAGATAGCTAAAAGACAAGAGGACAATGATAATTTTATTTTAATATCATTGAATAACGCAGCTAGCAATAGCGATGCTAATAGTGTCACAATAGGTTTTAGTAATGACACAGATTTTTACTCAAGGGTAAGAGCCAATGCAGTAAATGTAATGACAGATACAACTGTTGCGACTAATGCAAATCAATTTTACAAAGTAGCGTTAAAGTACAAGAGTGGTAATATATCTGTTTTTATTGATGGGGTTAATGTTGTGAGTAATACTACAGCCTTTTCTTTTGGTGCTGTATTAGATAATTTATCTTTTGATTACAACGGTAATGGAACTTTACCTTTCTTCGGTAACACTAAAGACTTACAAGTTTACACAAAAGCATTATCAGATGCAGAACTAATAAAACTAACAACATGATGCAAATTTATAAGACTGTATTTGATACAGAACAACAAGGAAAAGATGTGCTAATATCTAAAGGGGTATGGCAAGAGGTAACCGAAGAGGGTGTAACAACCATGCAGTTTACAAACGGAACAGCAGCAGTAGTAAACATTGGTAAGGTGGTTGAGATACCAGGGACTTACGATCCTGATGGTCACGAGATAACACCACCAGTTTATTACCCAGGGTGGGCGTATGATGTAATGTCTAGCGATCTACTTGATTTCGGAACATACGAAGTGTTCCCAGGGGATGTAGCGGCACATAGTTTTATGGGTTGGCCTAGAGGCGCAGAAGTACCACCTGTTGACCAGTAGACTATTAAATAAGGTTATTTTCACGTAATAATGTAACTATAATAATAAATTATATAAAATCAAGTAAAAATGGAAAAAGTAAAAGATTACACGGAGTTCGAAGAAGTTAACAATGACTCTACACCTAAGAAAATAAGTGACGTGGAACTCAAGGAATTGCAAGAAGCAATGTATGATGTGAATCAAGCACAAATGCAAATCGGTGGAGTTGAAGCGCACAAAATAGATCTTGTATCTAAATTCTCTATATTGCTAAAAGAATTAGAAAGTACTAAAAACATTCTGGAAAGTAAATATGGGTCTGTGAATATAGATATAAATACAGGTGAAATTCAAGATATAGAGAAAGATGAGACTAATACGAAAGATTAGTATTGGTCGGGACTATAAAAGTGATGCCATGCACTACTCTGTTGGACAGGAAGTGTATGGTGGTCATATTATAGAGAACATCATAGAGGAGGATAATAAGTTTTCGGTTTATATAAAAAAAGCTGACGAATTAATGCCTTGGAAAGACTTTTACAAAACAATGTCTATTGCTGTTGAATATGATCTACAGTACTAATGAAAGGGTATTTAGATTTTATTGTAAAACCAGTTGATGGTAGGTACAACAATAGAAAATTTGTTGATGGTAAGGAATTGATATTAAATACGGAGTTAGAAAACCACAACTACGTTAGTAGGATAGCTGAGGTAGTGTACGAACCGTATAAGAATGAAACAGGTATAAGCGTTGGTGATAAGGTTATAGTGCATCACAATGTATTTAGATGCTTCAGGGACATAAGAGGAGAGGAAAAGAATAGTAAGAGTTATTATGGTGATGGTATGTATATTGTACAGTTAAACCAGATATATGCTTACGATAAAGTAGATGAGAGTTGTAACTGCCCTAGGTGGTTTGCTTGTGAAGGCTTTAATCTAGTTAAGCCAATAAAAGAAACTAAAATGTTTTCAAGTAATTTTGAAAAACCACTAGTTGGTATTTTAAAACTAAAAGATCCAAAATTAAATGGATTACATGAGGGAGACTTGATCGGATTTGGACCAAGCTCTGAATATGAGTTTATTATAGGTGCTCAAAGATTATATAGAGTACCAACCACTTCAATAACAATTAAATATGAACGTACAGGAAACGAAGAAGAATATAATCCTAGCTGGACAGAAAGCGGTGGAGGAATTAATAAAAGTAGCTGAAGAAGCTATAGTTGATTCTGGGGACGATCTAACAGCCGACAAACTAAAAAATGCAGCTGCTACTAAGAAGTTAGCTATATTTGATGCGTTTGAAATATTGAGTAGAATACAGGAGGAAGAGGATTTATTAAATAACAAGCCAAAGGAGCAGGTTGAAGAAAAAAGCTTCACTGGTTTTGCAGAAAAAAGATCTAAGAATAAATGATCTACAAGCAAACCTTATACAGTATCGTAACACCTGTTAGGCAAAATACCATATCCAGACTGAACAAGTCTAAGAAGTGGTCTTATGGCTATAACAAAGAACATGATATAGTTGTTATAAGTAAAACTGGTCAAATAGGTGAGATATACAGTATAAACAACTTGAATATAGCTCTACCAAAAGAACCTGCTAAAATAGATAGATCTACTAACAAGTGGAAGGCTGAAGAATATCCTAAAGAACTCAAGTCTGTTGAGAGTATATTCGAATGGAGAGATTATCCAGAAGACTTTCAAAATAAATGGGAACCATATATAGATGAACAATTCAGAAGAAGAGACGAAGGCCATTGGTTTAATAATAAAAGCGTGGCTACTTACATTACTGGTACTCACTTTATGTACCTGCAGTGGTCCAAGATTGATGTTGGGAAACCAGACTTTAGAGAAGCAAACAGATTATTCTTTATATTCTGGGAAGCTTGCAAAGCAGACAAAAGATGTTATGGAATGTCCTACCTCAAGAACAGACGATCTGGATTTTCTTTTATGGCTTCCGGCGAGACTGTTAACCAAGCAACAATATCTTCAGATGCTAGATTTGGAATACTGTCAAAATCTGGATCCGATGCAAAGAAGATGTTTACGGACAAAGTTGTACCAATATCGGTTAACTATCCATTCTTCTTTAAACCAATACAAGACGGAATGGACCGTCCAAAGACAGAACTCGCATACAGAATCCCAGCCTCTAGACTTACAAGAAAGTCAATACAATCAAAACAAGGAGCAGAGAAACTCGAAGGTCTCGACACAACGATTGACTGGAAAAACACAGGTGATAACTCCTACGATGGAGAAAAACTAAAGCTATTAGTACACGATGAGAGTGGGAAATGGGAGAGACCTGATAACATATTAAACAACTGGCGAGTTACTAAAACTTGTCTAAGATTAGGTAATAGAATTATAGGTAAGTGTATGATGGGTTCAACATCAAATGCTTTAGATAAAGGAGGTGCTAATTTCAAGAAGTTATTCAACAGCTCAGATACATCTAATAGAAACAGAAATGGACAGACAGCATCTGGATTGTACTCTTTGTTTATACCTATGGAATGGAATTACGAAGGCTTTATAGATGAATACGGTCACCCTGTTTTTGACACACCTACTGAAGAAGTTCTAGATACATATGGTGATGTTATAGAAATGGGTGTTATAGAGAACTGGAATAATGAAGCAGATGGTTTAAGAAATGATCAAGATGCTTTAAACGAATTCTACAGGCAATTCCCTAGAACAGAAGAGCACGCGTTTAGAGATGAGACAAAAAACAGTTTGTTTAATTTAGTTAAGATATACGAACAAATTGATTACAATGAAGATCTAAAAAACAGTAACGTTATAACTACTGGTAGTTTTCAGTGGGAGAATGGTATAAAAGACTCTAGGGTTGTTTTTACACCAAACCCAAATGGGAGGTTTAAAGTTTCTTGGATACCAAATTCAAGCTTGCAAAATAGTCAGACATTGAAGAATGGAGTTAAATTCCCAGGCAATGAACACATGGGTGCTTTCGGGTGTGATAGCTACGATATATCAGGTACAACTGACGGTAGAGGTTCTAAAGGAGCTTTACATGGTTTAACCAAGTTTAGTATGGAAGATGCTCCTCCTAACACTTTCTTTTTACAATACATAGCTAGACCACAGACAGCTGAGGTGTTTTTTGAAGATGTATTAATGGCCTGCGTATTTTATGGCATGCCAATACTTTGTGAGAATAATAAACCAAGGCTACTGTATCATTTTAAGAGAAGAGGTTATAGAGGCTATTCTATGAATAGACCTGATAAACTTTGGAATAAGTTGTCTATAACTGAGAAGGAACTAGGTGGAATGCCAAACTCCAGTGAAGACATAAAGCAAGCTCACGCAGCTGCTATAGAGACTTATATAGATAAAAACGTTGGGTTAAAATCAGATGGACAATACGGTGACATGTACTTTACGGAAACACTAAATGATTGGGCAGGTTTTGATATAAATAAACGAACTAAGTTTGATGCAGCTATTAGCTCTGGTTTAGCTATAATGGCTTGTAACAGAAACTTATATAGACCTAATCAAAATATACAAAGACCTAAATTAGATTTAAAAATAGCAAGATACACTAATGATGGTGCATTTTCTAAAATAATATAACAATAAATATGGCTCAGTTACCAATAACAAGTTATTTTCCAAGCCAGATTGCTAGCGATCGTGAGAAAGCATCACTCAAATATGGTACCTTAATAGGTAGAGCTATAGAGAGTGAGTGGTTCACTTCTGGTAGTGGAGGAAGTGGTAGTAGATTTGAGAGTAATAGAAATACTTTCCATGGACTAAGATTGTACTCTAGAGGAGAGCAACCTGTTCAAAAATACAAAGACGAATTATCTATAAATGGTGATATGTCTTACTTAAACCTAGATTGGAAACCAGTACCTGTTATTCCTAAGTTTGTAGATATAGTAACAAATGGTATATCAGATAGAGCATTTGATATAAAAGCTTACTCTCAAGATCCTTTTGGTGTAGATAAGCGTACTAAGTATATGGAATCTATACTGCGTGATATGCAGACTAGACAACTAACCGAGCAGGTTCAAGCTGACTTCGGTATTAGCTTATTTGAAAATGATCCAGAGACTTTACCTAAAAACAAAGAAGAGCTAGATCTACACATGCAGTTGACTTATAAACAAAGTGTTGAGTTAGCTGAAGAACAAGCAATAAACGTTCTTTTAAATGGAAACAAATACGACTTAATAAAGAGAAGATGTAATTATGACTTGACAACTATAGGTATAGGTGCTATTAAAAATAGATTCTCTAAATCAGAAGGAGTTAAAGTTGAGTATGTTGATCCAGTTAATGTAGTTTACTCTTATACAGAGTCACCTTATTTTGATGACTTATATTATGTTGGAGAGGTTAAGAGTGTACATTTAAACGAATTGAAGAAACAATTCCCAGGTTTAACAGATGAAGATCTTAATAAAATAGCGGGGCAGTCATATAGTAATAATAGTTCATATGATAGGAATCTACAAGATTATAGTGAAGACGATAGTAATACCGTACAGGTTTTATACTACAACTATAAAACATACACTAATGAGGTTTACAAAGTAAAAGACACATCGACAGGAGCATCTAAGCTAATACCTAAAGATGATGAGTTTAATCCACCACCAGAATTATATGAACAATATGGCATAGAAAAACTATCTAGATCGGTAGAGGTTTTATATGAAGGTGTTAAAATACTAGGTGGAATGACTTTAGAGTGGAAGCTAGCAGCTAACATGATAAGACCTAAAAGTGATTTTACTAAAGTAAAAATGAATTACAGTATAGTTGCACCCAGAATGTACAAGGGTCGCATAGAATCAATTGTAAGCCGTATAACTGGCTTTGCTGATATGATACAACTAACTCATTTAAAACTGCAACAGGTGCTATCTAGAATGGTTCCTGACGGGGTTTATCTAGATGCAGATGGTTTGGCTGAGGTAGATTTAGGTAATGGTACAAACTACAACCCACAGGAGGCGTTAAATATGTTCTTCCAGACAGGTTCCGTTATAGGTAGATCATTTACCCAAGAAGGTGATATGAATCCTGGTAAAGTTCCTATACAGGAAATAACAAGTGGTTCAGGTGGTAGTAAGTTATCTGCTTTAATAAACACATATAATTACTACCTTCAAATGATACGTGATGTAACTGGCTTAAACGAAGCTAGAGACGGAAGTACTCCTGATGCTAGAGCTTTAGTTGGTGTTCAGAAAATAGCTGCTGCTAATTCAAACACAGCAACTAGACACATATTAGATGGTAGTCTGTTCTTAACATCTGATCTAGCAGAGAATCTATCTCTTAGGATATCTGATATATTAGAGTATTCTCCAACAAAAGAAGCTTTTATACAGAAAATAGGTAATCAGAATGTAGCTGTGTTAGAAGAGATGAAGGATTTATACTTACACGATTTCGCTATATTTATAGAGTTACAACCTGATGAAGAAGAAAAAGCTGTGTTAGAAAACAATATACAAGCAGCTATATCTTCTGGTTTAATAGATATTGACGATGCTATAGATCTTCGAGAGATAAGAAGTACTAGACTAGCTAATCAGTTATTAAAAATAAGAAGAAAAGCTAAGCAGGAGAGAGATATGCAGATGCAACAGCAGAACATACAAGCTCAAGCAGACGCTAACGCTCAAGCACAACAAGTAGCAGCTCAGGCAGAGGTTATGAAAAACCAAGCAATAACTGCTCAAAAAGCAGAGCTGTTACAGATTCAAGCTGCTATAGATAAAGAGAAAATGATGCAGGAAGTAGCTTCTAAAAAAGAATTAATGCACTTGGAATTCAAGATGAATTTAAAACTTAAAGAAGCGGAATCAAGTGGGAAAAGAGGTGAAGAAGTTCTTAGAGAGAATAGAAAAGACGATAGATCTAGAATGGAAGCAACTCAACAAGGAGAAATAAAATACCGAAGCCAAACAAATCAAGTACCAAAGAATTTTGAATCAGCGGGAAATGATGTAATAGGTGGTGGTTTTAACTTAGATTCTACGGATCCTAGGTAATAATAGTAATAACACTTATATAATATTTTATCATGTCAGAACAAACACAAGAAGTACCTGAGGTAATCGATGAGGTTACAGCAGAGGTAGAGAGTAAGCCAATATCATTCGATGATGGCATAATAAAGGTTGACTTGTCAGAGCTAAATAAGCCAGAACAACAAGAACAGCCTGAGCAACAAGAACAGGAGGTTATTGAATCAGCTGTAGAAGAAGTTGTTGAACAAGTACCTGAAACAACTACTGTTGAAGAGGTTATTGACTCCGTTATAGAGGAGATAACAGAAGAAGAGGTTGTGGAACAGGTTCAAGACTTAGCAGAAGAAATTCAAGAAGCTGTAGAGCAAGAGCAAGTTACTGGGGTTGAATTACCAGAGAATATACAAAAAGTTGTTGATTTCATAAATGAAACTAACGGTACTTTAGAAGATTACGTTAAGTTAAATCAAAACTATGACGACTTAAACGAAGATCAACTACTAATAGAGTACTATAATAGTACTAAACCACACTTAGATAGGGAGGATATAGATTTCTTAATGGAAGACAACTTCTCTTATGACGAAGACTTAGATGAAGAGAGAGATATAAGACGTAAGAAGTTAGCTAGAAGAGAGGAATTAGCTAAAGCTAAGAGTCATTTAGATGGTTTAAAAAATAATTATTACGAAGAAATAAAAGGTGGTAGTAAACTATTGCCTGAACAAAAAGAAGCGGTTGACTTTTTCAATCGCTATAAAAAGGAAAACGAAGAAGCTACTAAAATAGCTGAACACAACGTGTCTACGTTTAAGAAAAAAACAGAAAATGTCTTTTCTAAGGAGTTCAAAGGTTTTGATTACTCCGTTGGTGATAAGAAATTTAGGTTTAAAGTAAACAACGCAGACGAAGTAAAGACAAACCAAAGCGATATCAATAATTTTGTCAAGAAGTTCTTGAATGAAAAAAATGAGATGTCAGATGCTAAAGGTTATCATAAATCTTTATTTACTGCTATGAATCCTGATAAGATTGCACAGCACTTTTACGAACAAGGTAAAGCCGATGGCGTAAGAGACAGTATAATGAAGTCTAAAAATATTGATATGGATCCTAGAGGGACACATGAGAAAGTCAGTAATGAGGGTGGATTTAAAGTGCGAGCTGTAAAGGATTCTAAAACTTCTAAGTTTGGAATTAGACGAAAAAAATAACTTAAAATTTAAAAATTATGGCCGCAAACGGTTCTTTTACTGGTAGTGCAGGTGCTTTAGCACATTTAACACCTAGACCTACCCAAACATTATTTAATGACAATTACCTGTCTTTAACAGACATGGATTTTACACAACAATTCTTACCAGAGGTATATGAGAAAGAAGTTGAGCGTTTTGGAAACAGAACAATCTCTGGATTCTTACGTATGGTTGGAGCTGAAATGCCTATGGCATCTGATCAAGTAGTTTGGTCTGAGCAAGGTAGATTACATATTGCATATGACAATGCAACAATTGCGTCAACAACTTCTTTAACTATACCTGCAAATGCTGGTGCTTCTACAAACCTTATCGGACCTGGAGCTACTATCGTTATTGCTAGTGCTGATGGTTTTACAGTAGATAAAGCATATGTGCAAACTGTCGCTACAGTTGCTGGTGTTGCTACTATTACTTTTGCTTGTTACGGAGCTACTCAAACCACTGCTATTACAGGTACTGGTGATGTTAAAGTATTCGTATATGGTTCTGAGTATGCAAAAGGAACTCAAAATGCTGGTACTTCTGTAGATGCTGCTTTCGAGCAATTCAACAACAAGCCAATCATCTTGAGAGACAAGTATTCAGTTAATGGATCTGACACTGCTCAAATTGGGTGGGTTGAAGTTACAACTGAAGCTGGAACATCTGGTTACTTATGGTACTTAAAATCTGAGCATGAAGCTCGTATTCGTTTTGAGGATCAATTAGAAATGTCTATGATTGAAGCTGAACGTACTGCTGCTGGTACTACTATTACTCCAGGAGCTGGATTTGGTGGTGGAACTGCTATCACTGGTTCTGACGGTTTATTTTCAGCGCTAGAAGAAAGAGGTTTAGTTTACACTGATGCTGATTTTGATGGTGCTACTGGTTTAGATGATTTTGATCTTATTCTACAGGAACTTGACAAGCAAGGTTCTATTGAAGAGAACATGTTATTCTTAGATCGCGCAACTTCATTAGGTATCGACAATATGCTAGCTGCACAGAATTCTTACGGAGCTGGAGGAACATCTTATGGTGTATTCGAAAACTCTGAAGATATGGCACTTAACTTAGGATTCTCTGGATTCCGTCGTGGATCTTACGATTTCTATAAAACTGACTGGAAATACTTAAACGACGCTACAACTCGTGGATTAGTTGGTGATGTTCAAGGGGTATTAGTACCTGCTGGAACTTCTTCAGTTTATGACCAAATGCTAGGGCAGAACATCTCAAGACCTTTCTTGCATATTCGTTACAGAGCTTCTGAAGCGGATGACCGTAAGATGAAATCTTGGATTACTGGATCTGTTGGAGGTAATTTTACTTCTGACGAAGATGCAATGAACGTTCATTTCTTATCTGAAAGATGTTTATGTGTTCAAGCTGCTAACAACTTTATCTTGTTCAAAGATCTAGCTGGATAGTTAATTATTTATAATAATTACCCCTGCTGAAAATGTGGGGGTAAATATTATTTTTGTGACATTAGCTAGTTATATATATAGTAACAGGCTATTGTCAATTTTTTAATAACATTTATATTATATCATATCATGGCTAACAAAAAAGCTACAGCAAAAAAAGTTGAGGTTGCTCCTCAGGAATTAGAAAACGTTTTACCTGAAACTAAGGTTAAACAAAAAGAGATTAAAAAACCAACATGGGAATTCAAAGATAGGACATATTATCTTAAAACTGGAAAATCACCATTAGTATATACTATACCTTCTAGGCATAGTCAAAAGAAACCACTACTATACTTCGATAAAGAAAAAGGTTATCAAAGAGAACTGAGGTACGCTACAAACCATGCTTCACCATTCGTTGATGAACAGAAAGGACCAGTAACTCTCGGTAGAATAGTACTTAGAGATGGAGTTATAACAGTTAAAAAACAAGATGTTTGCTTGCAAAAGCTATTATCTTTTTACCACCCATTTTTAAACAAAGTGTATTCTGAGCATAACCCAGTACAAGATTCTAAGAATGAACTTGATTGGATAGAATTAGAACTAGAGGCTTTAAATACCGCTAGAAGTCTAGATATAGAGCATGCAGAAGCTATTTTAAGAGCTGAATTTGGTAGTGCTGTATCTAGTTTATCTTCAAGTGAATTAAAGAGAGACCTAATGATATTTGCTAAGAGACAACCAGCTTTATTTATAGAACTAGCTAACGATGAAAATGTGCAATTAAGAAACACTGGAGTCAAAGCTACAGAAGCTGGAATACTTAACCTATCAGCTGACCAAAGAACATTTACGTATGGTCAATCTAGTAGAAAATTAATGACAGTTCCATTTGATGAACATCCTTATTCAGCTTTAGCTGCATACTTCAAGACAGATGAAGGGATGGAAGTTTACAAATCAATACTAAAGAAACTTAAATAAGTTACTTACTATAGCGGTTAGGCTGCTTTAATAGTAGCCTAGTCACTATAAAAACAAAATAAACATGAGCGTAAGCATAGATACTGTATACCAAAGGGTATTAGGAATACTTAACAAGGAACAAAGAGGGTATGTTACGCCTCAAGAATTTAATCTATTTGCAAATCATGCTCAAGGAGACATGTTTGAACAATACTTTTATGATATAAATCAATTCGGAAGAATAGCTGGAAACAGTACTGAATATTCTGACATGCTAAATATCTTAAATGAAAAAATAAATATATTTGAAACATCAATACAACCAACATATACCGCAGGATCTTTCGATGAACCTGCTGACTTATATAGACTAGGTACTGTTGTTTATAAGAATACTACAACAGATCCTTTCGGTGTAGTATCCGTTCAGCCTATAGAAGCTGAGAGAATAAATGCTAATGATTTCTTATATATAAATTCTTCACCTTTAACAAAACCAAAAAATACACGCCCAATATTTGTTGCTAACTCAAATGGCATAAAAGTATATGGAGATTCAGAAGTAACACAGGTTGCTGAGGTTGAATTGCAATATATAAAGAAACCTGCTAAAGTAGAATGGGCTTATCAAATGGTTTTCGGAGAAGCATTATACAACGCTAACGAGTCAGTTGATTTCGAACTACATCCATCAGAAGAAACTGAACTAATTGTTAAAATACTAGAAATGGCTGGTCTACTGGTTAAAGACTTAAGTCTATACCAAGTGTTTAACTCAGAGGAACAAGAAGCAATTCAACAAGAAAAATCTTAATATATGGGGCTAATAAATCAAACAGATGAACAATACTACCTAGGGCCTGATGGCGTGTGGGATAGTTGGGATGAAAACTACGGATCATACCAGTTCACTAGCATAAAAGACATAATAAATAACTTTATAATATCATATGTTGGGGAAGACAAAATAATAAGTAAAATAAGAAGAACTGACGTTGCTTTTCACGCTCAAAGAGGAATACAAGAGTTTAGTTTTGATATATTACCGTCTGTTAAGTCTCAAGAGATAGAAGTTGGTCCAGCATTAAACTTTATACTGCCAAAAGACTATGTTAATTACGTAAAAATGGTTTGGGTTGATGGTAATGGTATAGAGAGAATAATATACCCAGCTATAAAAACAAGTAATCCACTACCTTTACTTCAGGATAATAACTACGAGTATTTATTTGATGAGCAAAACGGTGAGATTATAACAGCTGACGAGTCAGTCACTAGACAAAGGTTTCAGACAAGGAGAAGCGAGACTCAAGAAGAGGTTGGAGTAGGTGAGTTACTAGGTCTAAACCACTTTGGAAGGAGATACGGTCTAGATCCTCAACACGCTCAAACCAATGGTACTTTTTATATAGATCCTATATCAAATATAGTTTATTTTGATTCAAATATGGCTGGTAGAGTCGTGACGTTAAAGTACATATCAGATGGTTTAGGTACAGATGAGGAGATGGTTGTTCATAAGTTTGCTGAAGAAGCACTTTACAAGTATATAGCCTACGCTATACTATCAACTAGAGCTAATACACAGGAATACATGGTTGCTAGATTTAAGAGAGAGATGGTTGCAGCTAAAAGAAATGCTAAGCTAAGGTTATCTAATATAAAGATAGAGGAGATAACACAGATAATGAGAGGCAAGTCTAAGCAGATAAAACACTAATATTTAATGGCGGAACTAATACACACATTTAACGCGGGGAAGATGAATAAGGATCTCGATGAAAGATTGGTCCCTAATGGAGAATATAGAGATGCTTTAAACTTAGAAATTGCATCGTCAGAAAGCTCACAAGTTGGTGCTTTTCAAAATATAAAAGGTAACTTAGAACTAAAGAATAAGACTTACAATGCCTCAACAGGTGCTAATACACTTTGGGAAGATGTTGATTATATATCTAGTCTAGTTAATCCTGTGTGTATAGGCTCTGTGTCTGATGAAAATTCTGATAGAATATATTGGTTTATAGCATCCACAGGTGCTAGTGTTGTGGCTATGTATAATACTATAACTAAAGTTACCTCACCTTTGATAGTTGATAAAAACAACATATTAAAGTTTAGTGAGGATAAATTAATTACAGGCGTTAACGTGCTAGAAGGCATGTTACTTTGGACAGATAACCAAACAGAACCTAAAAAGATAACTATAAAAGACTGGGAGAACTCTACACTAAACTTTAATGTACACTCTCAAATATATGGTAGGGATTTTATAGAGCAGGATTTAACCACTATAAAGAAGTATCCTCTACAACCACCTACTATAACTATGTCTTCTACAAAGCAAAAAGATGAGAGTGGAACTATAAGAAATGTTACAACAAATGTTAACACATCTTTCGTATACGATGATGGTAATGGTAATATAATACCATTGACAGTAGATAGTGATCCTATAACTGTAACTTGGGAACAACAGAATGATCCAGCCTATTATAGGACAGGAGATATATTGAATTTTGAGTTAACCGAAAACGATGCTATATTAGAAGACGCTATTATAAGATGTAGAGTTATATCAGTAATACCAACTAACATTAATGCAACTCAAACTGGAGCAATACTGCAGGTTTTAACCGTTGGACCTCAAACAAGTGGAACCACTACTAATGATCAGTTATACAAGGTAACTCTTGAACAAGAAGATCCTTTCTACGAATTCAAATTTGCTAGATTTGGCTACAGGTACAAGTATAAAAACAACGAAATATCAGCATATTCACCTTTTTCTAATGTAGCTTTTCTACCAGGTGCATTTGATTATTCGCCTAAAGAAGGTTATAACTTAGGTATGACAAATAATGTCAGGCAGTTAGAGATATCTAATTTTGTACCGTCGGATATACCTATAGACGTTGATGAGGTTGATGTATTATACAAAGCTACAAACAATTCAAATACATACATTGTAGATAGTTTTAAGCCTACTGACGATGAGTGGATTAATAATTCTTTTGAGATAAATACTGAGATAATAAAGTCAGTTGTAGAAAGCAATCAGTTACTAAGATCTTATGATAACGTGCCTAGATGGGCGCTAGCTCAAGAGATTTCAGCTAATAGATTATTGTATGGTAACTATACTCAAAACTTTAATTTATTAAACCCGTATACTCTAAACTCAAGTAAGATAAACATGAATGTTGGCATACAGCCGACGGAAATAGCAACAGAGTCTACGTCACCCACAGGTAACATAGTTAGTCTAGATGGAAACTTAGTATATCCTTCTGTTAAATCTATCAGAACATACCAACTAGGAGTTGCATACATGGATGACTATGGTAGAACAACACCTGTACTAACTAGCAATAATTCTTCTATAGTAGTTGACAAGTCTAGTGCGCAGTTCTCTAACAAGCTAACTGTTAAGTTGACAAACGTATTACCAACATATAACGGTGTAGATCAATTTCCTTATTTTAAGTACTACGTAAAAGAGACCTCTAGGGAGTATTACAATGTATGTTTAGATAGATTCTACGATGCAGAAGATGGTAACATATGGTTATCTTTTCCATCTGCTGAAAGAAACAAGATAGATGAAGAGACCTTCTTGATACTGAAAAAAGAACATGACAACGATAAACCTGTAACTGAAAACGCTAAATATAAAGTTATAGCTATAGAGAACGAAGCGCCTTTGTTTCTAAAAGAGGAGAAACTTTCTAAGGGAACAATGGATACTGATTTCGGTGGTATAGTGGGTTTATTCCCAACAGAAGGTACAAACGAAATATGGGTTGAAAAAGATGGAGCTACTGGATTTGATGAGGTGTTTGGAGTAGAAACAAGAGCTACCTCAGGTCAATTACTTAGGATACTAGGGGGTGTAAATGTAAGTGAATACTATAAGATATCAACTTTCACAGTAGTTGGTACTAAAGTTAGAATGGTTATTTCTAAAGTTTTTGGACCTGACGTTGGTTTTACAACTGACGAGAATGGTAATGCAACAACTGGTTTGAGTTTAGGTATATACGAAGTTACTTCAGATAACAAACCGGAATTCACCGGTAGATTCTTCGTTAAAGTAAACCAAGATAATATACTGAAAGAAAAAATATTAGCAGCTGGATCTTCTAGTAGAAAATATATAAGAAAAGCTATTTCACCGTTGTACTATGCAAGCTGGAATACTCAACCAAGTGAGAGCTTTTGGAAAGATCAATGGAGAGATGCTGATTTACAGGGTCAAGTAGACAGGTTGTTCATAGATAAAATAAGAACACAATGCAATGAGCTAGCGACAAGGGGTACAGGTACTGATATTGATGGAGTTATACAAATAAGCCACGCAACTGGTTATGGTAGATCAAGGTCTACACCTCCAAACGCTCACGGTATAGTTGATCAAAACCCTCAAATGCTAGAGCAGTTGAATACTAATGGGGCATTATTTAGGTTTGTAAACTTAGGTAATGGAGTTGGTTTTAGTGCAGACGAAGCTACGGTATATCAAGTAACAAATACTACAGAGACACTAGGTACTACATATGATTGCCAGAACAACACAGGTGTATTTTCAGCAGGTGATGAGTGGGACGCTATATCAAATAACATAGCTAGATGGACTATAAACTTCAAGCAGTTGGAAACAGGTAACCAGCAACTAGCATGGAATCCAATTGGTGGTGGATCAAACAATATAGTGCAGTGGACACAGGGTAGTCTTGATGCAAAATCGTACATAGGTATAGAGTTTTTAGATACTAATCCAGAAGATGAGACTTTTAGTAGCACTAACCCAGCGATATTCGAGACAGAACCAAAGGAAGCTACTGAGTTAGATATATACTTTGAGGTACCTGTGTCTTACACAGCTGCAGATCATGGTAATACACATGTTTTAGACTGGTTTAACTGCTATTCGTTTGGTAACGGTGTGGAATCTGATAGAATACGAGATGACTACAATCAACCAGTTATAGGCGATGGTGTTAAAGCTTCCGCTACACTAGATGAACCATATAGAGAAGAACACAGATCTAATGGTATTATATTTTCACAAATATTCAACTCAATATCTGGAGTAAACAACCTTAATCAATTTATACAAGCAGAGGGAATAACTAAAGATGTAAATCCAGAATATGGTAGCATACAGAAACTTCATTCTAGAGACACGGATTTAATAACCTTGTGTGAAAACAAGTCTATGAGGATTCTAGCTAATAAGGATGCTCTATTTAATGCGGATGGAAGCGCTAACGTAACATCTAATAGAGCTGTTCTAGGTCAGACAGTAACTTTTGCTGGAGAATTCGGTATTGCTACAAATCCAGAATCATTTGCTAGTTTTGGTTTTAGAATGTATTACACAGATGCTAATAGAGGAACTGTTATAAGACTATCTAGAGATGGTATAACTGAAATATCAGACTATGGTATGGATTCATTCTTCTCTGACAACTTGAGGTTGAACAATAAAATAATTGGATCTTGGGATATTGAAAAGAAAAACTACAACATATCGCTAAATAAATTAACACCATATTGGCAAAACACACTAGGTGTTGGTCAGTTCGATAGATATAATAAAGATCCTGATTGTAATCAATTTGTAAACTCACTTCCAACGCTTAGTACTACCGTTTCTTTTAAAGAGTCAGTTAACGGTTTTACTTCTAGGAAAGTATATATACCTGAGTCTGGTGTATCTATGAATAACACATACTTTACATTTAAAAATGGTCTAATATGGGAGCATGATGTTAACCCATTGTATAATACGTTTTATGGAATAGGACCTGATACTGTTAGTTTAGGATCATACTATGAGAGCTCTTTTAACGTTATATTCAACGAAAGTCCCGCTTCCGTAAAAGGTTTTAAAACACTTAACTACAGTGGTACTGGTTCAAGAAACTACATATATAAGTTATCTAGCACGGGTGATTTAGAGTATTCTATACAACAGGTTGTTGCTAACAATATAGTGCCAACTTCTTTTGAAAAGACTAAAGGTTGGTATACTAATTCTATAATAACTGATTTACAGGAAGGTCAAGTAAAAGAGTTTGTTGATAAAGAGGGTAAAAAGTTTAATTATATAACAGGATTAGACACTTTTTTCACTAGCAACTGTAAGACAAACGTAGATACTAAGGAGTTCAACGTACAGGGCATAGGTAAAGCCTCTGCTATAGTATTTCCTCCTCAAACATTGTTCAAGGTAACAAACACTTTGAACGAAGATTGCTAATCAAACAAAACACAAATAAATGGCAGTACCAATTAATTATACAGTAACAGAGGTAAGTTTCTTAGAGACTGCTGGCGTTGACTTTTCTATAGATCAGCCATCAGTAACACTTTTGCTAACACCAAACCAAGGTTACACATTAAATCTCAGTGACTTTACTGTTGTTACACCTTTGCCAAACTATGTTAGTTCTGTTGTTTTCTCTGAAGGTATTGTAGCTGGAACTCTTAACTGCTTAATAACCTATCTACAGCCAAGTATAATGCCATTCACTGATGTACTTGTAGATGTCTGTTCTACAGGTTCAGCTGTCTTTATTGGTTATAATATTAGTGGTACTATATCTCAATGTGATGTAAGTAACACAAAAATACCAGTATCCAGCGACCCTCCGGTGCAATATTCGGGTACAGGTTTCTATAATACAACAACTACTTTCGCTACATATGTTGTGACAGCAGAAACAACATACTACTACCCAACAGCACCAACATTGTCTGTGGTAGTTGGAAATCCTAGTGATTATTCAATAACAGCAGTTAATACATTAGATTTACAAGGCAGAATAACTGAAACTACATTTACTATTCAGTATACTTTTCCAGCTATAGACGTTTCAAGCGATAACATATGCTTGGTTGCAAATGCTGTTTCTATATACAATCCACAAGTAAAAATAAATTCTTACAGCTTTGCACCTGGTGCAACAGTAGATCAAGATGGACAAACAACGGATTTCATAATAAATGGTATAGAAGGTGCCAATTGGACATTGAATGTGCTATCTTCTAACTTAGTTAACATAGTTAATACATCGGGAGTTATTGATTCTACAGGTACTTTCACTGTGCCTATACCATTTCCATCTACGTTAATAGATCAAACATGGACAATAACACTAGCTGGTGGAGACTTGTCTAGTTCTTTTGATACACCTAACGGTCAGCCATCTGTAATTGTACTAAATCAATATATAGATACTACTTTAGGCTTCGCTTTTACTAGCACCAACTCCGGTATAACAGTAGGATCAGCTACTACTCTAACTTTTCCACCTTATGCGCAGCAATACCAATCACCGTTTCAGTATATAGTAACAGCGACATCCACTAATGATGTTGTTTTGTCACCAATACCTTTTAATAATGCTTGGACTAACCAAAACGCTAGTGGAAATTTATATATTCAAGAGGTTGTAGGTTCTTCTTTTGTTATAAACAACAATACCACGCCGTCTACTATTACAGCAACTTTATCCGTGTCAGTAGATCAAGCAGGTAGACCTAATATGGTTAGTGAACTTGACTTAGACGGATACATACAAGAAGGTGGTTGCTGGGAGGTTACACTTTGCGGTAGCGCCACAACATACAACGTGAGTAATACCTTAGGGTACTCTGGTACATTACCAAGCGTGTTAGGTAACTTAAACTATGCTTGGGCTGTCAATGATATTGTTCAATTTAAAGATGTCCCTAGTGGAACACTATATTGTGGTACAATAACGGCATTTCTTCCAAACATATCTCCAGATCATTACATAGATGAGGGTTTAAATGGCGACATAACACCATTCAACAACTGCTTAACATGTGAAAATCAACTTCCTTAATAAATAAATATGGGTATTATAACTATAACTTTTCCAAATCCACTAAATGTTTCTATACAAGAAGGAGACACTGCTTACTACACTAATGATGTCAACGGTAAGAACATACAAGTGATAGGTGAGATAACCTCTGTTTCTGGATCTACTATAATGGTTGAAGAGCAGCCAACACTAGCTACGGTGTCTGAAGGCGTCTTAACACTTGATAGTTTCATATTGTTTAGTAAAACATCTCTAGTTAATTCAAGTGGTTTAAAAGGGTATTACGCTGAGATGCAGTTCAAAAACGATGCAGTGGATTACGCTGAGCTATTCCTTGTTGGTTCTGAAATATTTGAGAGTAGTAAATAATGTGTGATAATAAACTATAAAACAATACAATAATGGTAGGAGCAATAATGGGAGCCGTTGGAGGAGTAGCGCAGATAGCGGGAGGACTCATAGGCGGAGGTAAAAGAAGAAGAGAAGCAAGAGGAGCTAAAGAAGAAATGATGCGTAGGAAAGCAGCTTATGAAGGCGCTGATACATCTAATGTTTATGCTGGTATGCAGAACACTATGGAAGATCTAACGGTGAATACTCAAGCAGCAGAATTTCAAGCACAGCAACAGCAACAGGGTATGGCTAACATAATGGGTAGCATGTCAAGCGCTGCTGGTGGATCAGGTATAGCATCCTTAGCTCAGTCAATGGCTAATCAACAAAACCAAAATTTACAAGTAGCATCAGCAGATATAGGTAGACAGGAGCAAGCTAATCAAATGGCGGAGCGTCAACAAGCTGGCAGGTTGCAAATGTACGAAGCTAAAGGTGAGTTGATATCTAGAGATGCTGAATCTGAGAAAAATGAAACACTACTTGGTATGGCACAACAAAGAAGTGCCGCTGCTAATGAAGCAATTCAAGCAAGTAAGAATTCAGTGATGAGTGGTATAGGTTCTATAGCTGGTGCTGCAGCAGGTGGAATAGGTGGAGGTGAAGGTAGCTTCTTGGGGAATTTAGGTTTTCCAACTAGATAATAGCAATAAAATATATTATGATAAATAGAGACTTAATAAGAGGGGAGAAAATCCGTAGAAAGACACAGAGGTTTTCTGACCCAGGAGCTAGCGTAGTGCAAGGTATGCAGTCGTCAATTAATTTGATAAGTGGAGATATAGCCAAGAGAGACGCTAAAAAGAACATGGCTAATCAAAGGATTGCAACTTATATAGATCAACTAAGTTCTGATGTGGACTTAACTGAGCTTACTGCAGAACAACAATCTAGTGTTACTGAGTTTCTTGTTAATGGTAGAAACGAATATGCTGAAGCAGCTAATGCTTTATCTAAAATAGATGACTATTCATCTCCACTTTACATGGAATACAAAGGCACTTTAGACAGGATTAATAGGTCTTTTAAAAGTTTAGCTGGTCAAATAGATAATTACAAAAATGACAAGATATCTTACCTCAAAGATTATGATGAGAGTTTATTGTCAAGTGGCAATACAGCTCGTGACATGGATGAGTCTTCAAAAATGTATACAAACGAAGCTCAATTAGGTGTTGGAGCTGGTGGTCAACTTGTTTTCTGGAATGAAGACGATGCTAAATATACAAATTATGGTGAGATGCCAAAACCCTTTTTAAAAGACTTTACATCTGCTGATTCTATAATCCAAATGAACCAGAGTTTGTATAGCGCTGGTCAAGCTTTAACAGGTGCTACGGAAACACTTACTCGTCAAAAACTACAAAACTTAGTTTCTAAGGGAGGTAGAGATACTCTACTATCATTAGCTTCTGATGACTTCATACTAGAAGGTGGTTTAGGTTTACAAGATCCATCTCTTTTCGAGGTTGGAAACGATGATGCTCTTAGAGCAGCAGTTGTAGATAGTTACATGAACGTACTGTCTGAATCAGCTAGAGCTGGTCAGTTGGAGAAAAAACCTAAATCAGGTAGTGGTGGAGGATTTGGTGGAGCACTTAGAGATGAAATATCTGTATCTGGACCACTAATTCAAGGTGCTTATGATTTCTCAAAAATGGCATCTAATGATTCTTCTTTAAAAGACATGGTTAATACTTTAAATACTATAGATCCTAGTAATCCAGGTGATTATCTAACTAAAGACGATGTATATCTTATGTTTTTAGAATCTTACGAGATGGATGATGAACCAGAAAGCTTAGCTGCTTTTAAAAGGAACTATGGAGACAGTGATATATTCGTAGCTTCAGGTGATGACGTCGTAGGTATACCATTAGATACTAGTGATCCTAAAGATCTACACAAGCTATATATACAGAGTACTAAGCTAAGTAACAAAGCAAAAAGCCATTTTATAGGAAAGTATGGTAATGCGGAGAGTGATAGTAAAACAGTTTCTAGTAAGAAACCAACAGCTGAGGAATTAATACAAAAATATAGAAATTAAATGGATGAGTTAAATGATATTGTTCAAAAAATGATTGACTCGGGTGAGTCAGAGGAGAACATTAAAACAGTAATAGAAGGATACAAGCCGCAAGAAGGACCAATGACTATGGATGAGTTGGAGAGTAGAGCGGGAAAGCCACAAGACTCTGTAAGTGCGGATCCAACTGCGGAGTCAAGAGATATGGATTCAACATCGGAAGAACCTTTATCGGCTTGGCAGTCGGTTAAAAACTCATTTTCAAACCTAGGTGAACAAATAGGAGACGTTAAGGAATTTTGGCTTGATGATGATGGTGCAAATGCATCGTTACAAATAGCTACTAATGCTGTTGCTAGTATGGTTTTTGGCCAAGATAGCGTTGATAAATTCGTTGAAGGAGATGAGAACAAGATGGGTCTAGGCTCTGAGACAACTCTAGAGAACATCGAAGCATTTAAAAAAGAAAAGCTAGAATCTAAAAGAACAGTAGGTATAATAGACAGCGTTAAAGAAGGTGATATCGGTGGTGTTATAGCAGGTAGTATAAACGCTGTGACTAGTATGCTTGGTAGTATCGCCTACGGTGCTGGTACATTAACAACTGGTTTCTTCATGGACTACGCTGCAGAGAACTACGTATCGTTCAATGAAATGAAGGCAGAAAATCTAGGCCTAAGTTTAGATGAGCTTATAAAGTCAGGGGAAGCTGATACGGCTATCCCTGTTGGTATGGCTGCTGTTTCTCAAGGTCTAGAGATGGTTGGACTTGGTACTATCTTAAAAGCATCTAAAGGAGCATTTAAGGGTACTGGTGGATCTGGATTAATGGGTACTGGTAGTAAGTATTTAGCTGAAAAGTTAATATATAGTAAAAGTGCTAGATCAACTATGAATGTTTTATCCACTGGTTTAACAGAAATGTCAACTGAGATATTACAACACGCTGCTGACGAGGTAAACAAAGAATATGGTAGAGTTTCTGGAACAGAAGAAGAAGCTAAAGCCGGTAAAGCGTTTATAGATGCTGTAACTAGTCAAGAAGGTTGGGAGGCAGGTATACAAGGTTTCTTAGGTGGAGCTGGTATGGTTGGTGGTACCTACTCCGCTAAAGCTATGAACACTATAAGGACTGTAGTTGATGGTGATGCTATAGAGACGAAGATAAACGAGTTATCTGGTCTTAGAAATGAAATGAAGCAAGCTAAAGATAAAACTGTAATAAGTGGCTTGCAAAAGAAGATAGATGCTAAGGAATCTGAGATATCAGACTCTATAGTCAGAGGTAACGAAATATTCGAGAGTTTAGATCCAAAGCAAGTTAAAGAAATAGATAACTTAACAGATCTTGCTGATGCTGCTGCTTTTAATATAACAGAGCTAAATAAGAAGTTAAGAAGAGGTGTTATATCTGAGGCTCAGTATGAGTCTGCTAAAGAAGGTTTCACAATGGAATACGACTCGGCTAAGTCTAGGTTAGTTGAGATGAGGTTAGGTGAAAACATAGCTTTTGCTCAAAAAGAAGCTGCTAAAAGAGGTTTGGAAGTTGAAGTGTATGAAACTACAGCTGAGACAGAGCAAGCTCTTGAAGCAACTAATGTGAAAGAAGAAGGTAAGCAAGAGTTTAGAGATTCTAAGAATAACATAGCTGGATTTGCTGTTGGTAGAAAGATATTTATAAACAAAGAAGTCGCTAGAAACACAGGTGCTATAAACGTTGGTAGTCACGAGTTGTTACACCCTATACTTAAGGTTATGGTTGGTGATACACAGGCTCAAAGTAAGATAGTTAAACAGTTTAGAAAATCAATGACATCGACGCAAAGAAGAGTTATTGATAAGCAGATGAAAGACAGGGGATACACCTCGGCTAGTCAAGTAGCAACAGAATACATAAATGTATTTTCAGACGCATTAGCTAAAGGTCAGATAAACTATGACAAGACATCTATGGAGAAAATAGGTGATGCTATTGTTGGGTTATTCAAACCTAAAGGTTTTGAGAATATATCTTTTGAGAGTGGTCAAGATGTTTACAACTTCATGAAGGAGTATGATAAGAGTGGTAAAAAAGGTAAACTAACTAAAGCAGCTAAAAAAGCAATAGATAGTGAAGGAAAGATGATGACTACGCCTGTACAGAATCTCCAGAAAGACGGTGATATAAAGAAGAGTCAATCAAAGTCCGATGTATCTTTTTCTAAAAACAAAGTAGCAGACCTAGAACAAGAGCTAGAGACACTTAACGAATTAGAGTATGAGTTAGATCAAGACGATTTTGTAAATCTAAAGTCTAATCTAGAGTTGAAGATAAGAATGGCTAAGAAAAGCCAAGCTAAAGCTGCTGAAGAAGGACCTAAGGAGGTTAAGAAGGATACTAAAAAGAAAGATAAAAAAGAGGTTAAGAAGGAAGACGGTAAAAAGAAGAAGAATAAAAAGAAAGAAGCAAACAAGTTAGCCGGTAAGTATAAAGACGGGAGCATAACACCTGCTGAGGAAGCTGAGTTGGTTAAACAATACCAAGCTATAGCCGTAGAAGCTCTTGGTTATAGAGAAGCAAAAGGTAGTATAACTAGAGCTGAAGCTATTTCTTTTGTTGATCAGTTTTTTGAGGGTATACTCAATAGGTATAATCCCTATACGTCTAAATTCTCTACATTCATAAACAGTAATATAAGACCTAAAAGACAGGCTTTTTATCAGCAAGAAATAGGTGATGGTTATTTAAGTAGAATTGATGATCCAGAAAACAAAAAACAAATAGCCAATCAAGAGGTTGAAAGAACTAGTGAGGTATCTGCTCAGAATGAACAAAAACTTATCGATGTAAGAAATAGTAGGTATGTTAAAGACAAGATGGCAGATATAGAGAATGCTGTTGACGTTAAACCAGAGGAGTTATCCTTCTATACATTTAAGGTTGTCGCTGATAAGTTCGCCGCTAAAGTTGCTGAAATAATATTCGATGTGCCATTAAAGAAGCTAGACAACCCTCAGAATAATTTAACATACGCTAAGAAATTTGTTAATGGATATCCTGAGAAATCTGAAGCTGGTCGTATACAAGATTTATTTAGAACGTCTGAAGAAACAAAAAGCTTTATAAAAACCTTACCTGAGTTTAACATAGCAGGTAATGAGGTTAATGTAAACGAAACGGGTGAAATAATAGATGTTTCAGATACTGCAAAAGGTTATTCTTTGAATACGCCTTCTCTAGTGTTAAAGCTATTATATGAACCGTACATAGACAAGAGGTCTAAAAGTGATGACGTGTACAAGAGAAGAAAGTCTATAACCTCACCTAAAGGTAGAAGTAAAGGCGCTACGTCTCAAACACAAGTTAGAAGACTTAAGCCTCAGTTTAGAGGTAGGATAACACCTGAAGCTGTTCTAGAGCTACAAGAAGCTATGGGTATAACGCCTAAAAACCAGTTCAACAAGTACGATAGAAATATAGGTCAGTTACTTAAGGGTGTGGCTAAGCTATACGGTACTAAAGTTGCTAACGTTGTAGTTAGAGACAAGATTAATAAAATGGATATCAATACAGCTAAATCTAAGACTCAGATACTAGCTGATGTTGGAGCTGGTAAAAGTGATATACAGTTTTCTAAAAAGATACGAAAAGAATACACTTCTATATTAGAGAAGAATAGATCTGAACTAGATAGCAAAGTAATAGACGAGCAGATAAGCTCTGTTTTCAACTGGGTTGATTCACTTAAAATAAAAGACAGTCAAAAATCTAAGTACAAGAAAATTGCACTTTATTATATAGCTAAGAGTAACGTTATATTTCCAGAAGATGCTGCGAAGGTAGGTGAAGCTATACGTGTAGCTAACATGAAGGGTGTAGATCCAATGAGTGTTGATAATCCTAACACTTTAATAGAAAACTTCAAAGACGACGTTAAAGAAGCAAGGATAGACCCTAATACTGTTCCAGAGTTGTTTAATAAAAAGTCATTACCGGAAGGCGTTGAAGTATTTACTATATATCCAGATGATCAAGGTCAACTAGCTGCCAGAAAGATACTAGAAAACCACTGGGGAAAAAATTCAAATCCTTGGTGTGTATTGTATTCTGAAACACCCTTTACACAAGATCAAATAGACAGGGGTATAGACCGACAAGTAGAGAAAGGGAAAGCAACTGCGATGCCTGTAGGTATGAAGGAGGAGGTGAGAAGTATTAGAACAGTTATTAGTGGTGTAACAACTCAAAGAAGCTTTGGTAAGATTCGTTATATTGAACAAATTAACGCTAGAATTGATCCATACTGGGTTAAGGAGAACATTAAAGACAGAAAAGAAGATTTTGATATCACTAAAGGGTGGTTTAAAAAAGAGTACGAGGACAGCGATTTCTTAGGTAGCGTTATGGTTAGAGGCGAAAACGGTATGATGGTAGAAAAAGAAACATATTTAGATACATATTTTCTTCCAACGAACCCAAACATGACTGAAAATGAGTTTTACAATGGTAAATCTAAAGGAGGTACTATATATATAGAAGAAGAACCAGCTGGAAAAACTGGATTAACCGAGCAATCAAAAGAAGATTGGTTTAATTATGGAGAGTTTGATACAGGTAAATATTCTAAAGCACGTACCATGGAACCCTTTGAACCAAGAGGCTTTGAAATAGCGTTCAAAAATGGTAGATTACTCTCTCTTAGAAACCTAGGTAATAATTATACCACAACTGAATCTTTTTGGTGGGATAGAAACGATAACCCAACAAAGGACTTGGCAATAGTAGTTCCTAGAGATAAAGAAGGTAAGATAAATGGTAATTCTACTGTTATGAACACTGAAACTGGTAAAACTTCTGAAATTAATTTTTCTAAGACAAATAAAGTAGATTTATCACTAGACAATCGCATCGACAACACAGTTATAGATCTTTCGCAAGACAGTTTTGCTAGAGCATTAGATGCAGAACAGGAGATATCATTTAGCAAGAATCCAGGTAAAGCTTTTAATAATATAATAGAAGATGTTACTGGTATAGCTTCTAAGAAAAAATACTCGTATTCTAAAGGTAAAGTAAGAGGTACTAAAAAAGGAAGATTCAAGTTTTTTATACCACCTTCAGCAGATGATTTCGCTGGGTTGCTGTATAAGATAACAGGTAAAGGTAAGCAGGGTGATATGCATAAAGCTTTTTACAAGGAGAAACTGTTTGATCCATTCTCTAAAGGTATTAGGGACTTTGAAGCTTATAAGGAAAGAGTTTCTAACACTATATCTAATCTAAAGAAGAAGATAAAGAATGTGCCAAAAGGTCTTGGTAAAGTTAATGAAACAGGTTTTACTAACGATGTGGCTGTTAGAGTTTATCTTTGGAACTTACTAGGTGTTGAGATACCAGGTATGTCTAAAAGTGATCAAAAAGCATTAGTTGCTATAATTGAAGCAAACCCAGACTTAAAGAAGTTTGCTACTCAAGTTAAGGTTATACTAGGTGGAACATATCCAGATCCACAAGGAGATTGGTTAGCTGGCACACTTACAACTGATGTAATAAACATGATAAACACTACTAAGAGAGAAGAGTTTCTTAAGGAGTGGCAAGACAATGTAGATGTTATATTCCAAGATAAGAATATGAACAAGCTTAGAGCTGCTTTTGGAGACAACTATGTAGAAGCAATGGAAGACATGCTTTATAGAATGAAATCGGGTAGAAACAGACCTAATGGCTCCAATAAGCTAACTAACAAGTTTATGAACTGGATAAATGATTCTGTTGGTACTATAATGTTCTTAAACACTAGATCAGCATTATTGCAGACTTTATCTATAGTTAACTTCGTTAATTGGACAGACAATAGTCCTATTGCAGCAGCTAAGGCATTTGCTAATCAGAAACAATTTTGGGCTGACTTCGCTATGTTGTTTAATAGTGACTTCTTAAAGCAGAGAAGATCTGGTTTAAAGAACGATATAAACGCAGATGAAATAGCTAGTGCAGCAGCTACAGCCACTAATAAGTCAAAAGCTGTTTTAGCCGCTATATTAAAAGCTGGTTTCCTTCCAACGCAAGTGGCGGATAGTTTTGCTATAGCAATGGGTGGTGCTTCTTTTATTAGAAATAGAATTAATAAGTACAAGAAAGAGGGTATGAGTGAGCTCGAGTCTAAGAAACAAGCTTTCCTTGATTTCCAAGAAACAGCTGAAGAGAACCAACAGTCATCAAGACCTGATAAAGTGTCGCAGCAACAAGCGAGTCCATTAGGACGTATTATACTGGCTTTTGCGAATACCCCAATGCAATATGCCAGATTAACAAAAAAGTCCTTCCTGGACCTTATAAACAGACGTGGGGATCAAAAGACGAACCTCAGTAAGTTGATGTATTATACTTTCGTGCAAAATGCCATATTTTCAGCGTTACAGACAGCTTTATTTGCTGCTTTTTTTAACGATGAAGGTGATGATGAACTAGAAGACAGAGAAATAAAGATAGCTAACAGTATGCTAGATACTTTTTTGAGAGGTTCTGGTATATATGGAGCCATACTCTCTACTTCTAAAAATGTTTTACTTGAAATAAAGAAGCAGAACGACTCTGATAGACCAGATTTTACTAAAGCTGCTATAAAGACACTAGATTTATCTCCTCCAATGTCATCAAAGATGAGGAAATTAATGAGTGCTGGTAGAGCTTTTAGTTATAAAAAGACTAGAGAGAAGATGACAGGTTATGGATTAGATAACCCAGCTTACTACGCTGGTGGACAAGTAGTGTCTGCTATAACAAATATACCTCTAGATAGAGCTGTTAAAAAAGCTGATAACATAAGAGTTGCTATAGATGAAGACACCAAGATGTGGCAGTCTATAGCTTTAGGTTTAGGTTACAGTCAGTGGGATCTAGGTTTAATGAATAAAGAAAAAAAGAAAAACCTATTAGAGAAGAGAAAATTAAAAAAATCTAAACTCGGAGGTAGGAAACTAAAGAAAAGAGCATTAAAATAAAAAAAAAATGAGTATAAACGAAATTAAACTTTATTTGATAAACGGTAGTACATTAGGCGTAACAACATTCACTAGCATAGAGGATTGGTTAAAGATCATACTTCTACTAATAACAATAGGTTACACGCTAACTAAATGGGTTTCTTTAAATAATAAAAACGATAAAGATGAGACTGACTAATAATTTTTATCTACATGAGTTTGAATGTAGGTGTGGTTGTGAAATGACTAGGGATGTTATTGAAAATGTGTTTGAGTTGTCTGACGAATTACAGGTTTTAAGAGATCTCTATGGTGCTATACACATTAACAGTGCATATCGCTGCAAAGAGCATAACTCAAGTATAGGTAGTAAAGATACCAGTCAACACGTGCTTGGTAAAGCAGCTGACATAACTATAAATGGCATAAGTCCAGGTGAAGTAGCTGATGCTATAGAGGAGTCTATTACTGAGGGTAAAGTAATGTTTGGTGGAGTAGGTAGGTATGATACATTTACACATGTAGATATAAGAACAAATAAAGCAAGGTGGGATAATACTAAAAAATAAAACATGAGAACAAAAGGAACAGGTCCTCAAGGATTAGGGGTAAAGGGTAATAATGGATATCATATAGGATCGCCAGCAAGGTGTTGGAAAGGTTACGAGAGAGTACCTGGAACTAAGAAAAATGCAAAAGGAAGTTGTAAAAAGAAATAACATGAAAAAATTAAAAAGCTATTGGAATAAGCTAATGTACTCGCTTATGTTTAAAAACTATAACAAATAAAAAAAGGGGATAACCAACGCGGCTATCCCCTTAATAGTTTTATGTTATTCACTAACCATCACAAGCTAAGCAATCTTCGTCCATTGCTTTCTGAGCAATATCTCCTCTAAGTACACTCTCTGTCCTAGTGTAGTATAAGGTTTTAACACCTTTTTTCCACGCTTCCATATGAACCTTGTTTAGCCACCTAGGTGTTGTTTCACTTGGAAAAGCTAGATTCAAGCTAACAGACTGATCTACATATTGTTGTCTTAATCCGGCCTGGGTAATGAGTTCCAACTGATTGATCTCTTTAAATGTCTTAAAAACTTCTTTGGCAGGTACGTTATGATCACCAACGGTAATATTGTCCAGCCCGTCAATACCCTGTACTGAACCACCGTCAGCCAATATCTTATTCCATGTTTTTTCATTATTCAAGTTGTGTTTCTCTAGTAGTTTAACAAGTGTTAAGTTTTTTCTAATAAAAGTACCTTTAGCACTTTGCTCTGTAAAAACATTCGCAGCCCACGGTTCAATACCAGGCGAAACATTTCCACTAAGCTTGCTATTGCTAACAGTAGGTGCAACAGCGCGTAGATGAGTATTACGCATACCAGTTCCAGTACACCACAAAGGCTCACCATAAATCTCTGCAAGGTCCATAGATGCTCTTTCGCTTTCAATTTTAATCTGTGAAAATATTTTCCTAGTTTCAAACTGAGATAATAAGCCTTCGAAAGGAATACCTTTCTCTTGGAGATATGTATGCCATCCAAGAACTCCCAAGCCCAGTGCTCTCCCCTTCTGTGCAGATCGAATAGCATTTTCGAACCCTCGTAATCCCTTCGCTTTTTGAATAAATTCTTCCATAACACCGTCAAGAAAGAACGTGGCGTCATATATAAGGTTAGTATCTTTCCACTCTTCATATTTAGCTAAATTTAATGATGATAAGCAACATACAAAGCTATGGCTTTCGTCGGTGTGTAATGTAATCTCTGAACATATGTTAGTCATGTGAACCTTTAGTCCGTTCTCTTTATATGCTTGCGGATTTGATTTGTTAACATTCCCTTTAAACATAATATACGGCTCTCCAGTTGCCTTTCGTTTTCTAAGTAGTTTACTCCATCTAGTCCTTGCATCTGCATCTCCTTGTTCAAGTTTACGCATAAACTTATCACCAACAACTGCGCACTGATGTAGATTAAGCGACTGTCTGTTAACATCTCCTTTTGGCTCTCTGATTTCAAGCCACTCGTTAAAATCATCGTGCTCAATATTGATATTGACTGAGGCAGCTCCACGACGGACGCTTCCTTGATTAGTTGCAAGTATTGTTGAGTCATAGATCTTGCAAAAAGGTACGACTCCATCTGATGTTCCATTTCCTGTTATTATTTTACCAGCGGGTCTAATTTGATTAATACCAATACCAACTCCACCGCCATGTTTAGCGAGTAGCATCATCTCTAAATTCTTCTGTCCTATGTCTTGTATACTATCAGCAACATCAATCCCAAAGCAGCTAATAGGCAAACCCCTATCAGTACCTGTGTTAGATAGTACTGGCGAGGCGAGGCAAAGCCAACCATTCCAAATGTACTCGAAGAATGTTTCGGCCATTTCCGGTTTATATAATCTACGAGCAACCGTTTTAGCAACCCGTAGGTAAGCTTCTCTCGGTGTTTCTCCGTCGAATAGATATCCCCCGGATATAGTCTTCTTGTATACGTCGTTATCACCCCACGAAGGGTAATCCTTGTTTTTTTCCCAGTTTTCATTCCACATATTTATTTATTTATTTATTTATATTATTACCAAATATCTTCGTAATTCTCTCCTTCATTCGCTCTCGAGTAGTCTGTGGGACGAGTAGCAAAAAAATCAGTGTGGGTAACACCCCCGGTAAGATGATAAAACCAATCCAGATTCCCAGCTGC